TTAATACTCCCTTAAACTTACCTTTATCAAACCTCATAATGCTGGGATAGTATGATGGTTCAGTTAGTGGGTAATATTCCATACTTTTCATATGTTTTTCACTGTCCACTACCACTACATTCCATTTTTGGTCTAATTTGTAAAGATATGGGATGATAGATTTACAACTACCGCAACTTGGTTGTATAAATACTACAATTAGATTAGATAGATCGATGAAATTTTTAAGATCATCAGCTTTGAGTATGTTTACCGCATTCATGTATCGGCAATATACATACCATATTTTAGGTATCCACATTATTTTACATTTATTTTTCTTTTTTTTTTTCTTTAACTGCTTATGCGAAAAGACGTGGATACCACAGAGATTTTGTGTATATTTACGGTATATTTAAACATTTAAAAATTAAGGTTATGAAAAATTTATTCAATATTTTACTACTGTGGTTAGTTGTTGTATTATCTAGTTCTTGTTATGATCCATGGAAACATTACGCATACCCATGTGCTGATGGACATTGTGATGTTGAATTTTGGATAGATACATTAGTTCAACCTAATACCTATATTGATGATAATGGTTTTCACCATATTGAATATAGAGGTCCTAAATATTTTACTATTTTGGCTAAATTAGATGAAATGCACTCTGATTATGTGAATAATGGTGTTCCTTTAGTTGGATGTGCTTGGGATTCAGATACTTGGATTGCCTTTGATACTATATCTTTTAGAGTTCCAGCATATAGTATTTTAGGATTAAAAAATGGACAAAATGTTCCAATATCTATTGGAGATCTTACAATTACTATGACAGATTTAGCTGCTCTTCACCCACCCCTTAATATTGCTGGATATCAATTGAATAAAGCAACTTGTTATACTTGCCCCTCTTTTAATACTGGTACTTCAACTATGTATAGTTACAATTCAAAACAACAGTTCTATTTAAATAGAAGAATGGTTGGAGATACAGTTACAATATGGGCCGCTGCATTTTTTAATATTGATGCAGGTCCTAAGGAAGAAATACAAGCAGAGTTTAAAATCATAGTAGATGATTACTATGGGATTGATTAATACTTTGAGTATATTGTAAAATATTTATAATCAAAAATAATATGATTGATAAAAATAAACTATTTAGTCTATTTGGTAGTAGTGATGATGATAACTTTGATGAGAAAAAAAGTATCAAAGAATTTGAAAAGTTGGTTGAAGAGGAGTTAGAACAACCTATGAATAAATTAGGTATGTTTGTTAAACTTATTATTAATCATCTTGTATTTCACCAAAAACTAAAAAAATTCTTAGATAAAGAAAGTTCAGGAGCTATTGATTTAGAAACTACTAAAGAAGCAGCATCATTTGCTGTATTTAATAGAGCTTGGCATTATGTCAAAGATTTAGATTTGAAAAATAAAAATCATTGTAAAGCAGTTATGGATTATAAAAGTGGTCCCCTAAAACAAACATTAGGGGAAGCTATTTCATATTTTGAGGAGGTGGAAGAATACGAAAAATGCGCATTTCTTCACACTATTCAGAAACTAAAAAAGAAATATTAAAAACTTATTACAAAAAACGTGCCTAAGCCAAAGAAGGGTAGTAACTTCGACCCTGTGTAGTTAGGTAGAGAGAGTAGGAATAATAAATGAATAAAGTTAAACAAACAAAGTTATGAAAAACAGAAATTATATAAACAAACAACTAGACAATTTAGAGGGAGTACTAGGAAATCTAAGAGGAATAGTTAGTAAGCAGGAACCACTAGAAACGTATCTAAAAGCATTAGAAAAAGCAGGCGAACTAGTAGAGGAAGTAAGGAGTCAAATAGAAAATGAACCATTATCATCTAGAGAAGGGTAAGTTATGAAGTTGACAGCAGAGCAAATCCAATCAAATTGGGAGGAATTCACAGGTAATATTGAGAAATATATTACAGGAGATAGAAAACAAGCATTATTGGATTTCTATAAAAAGTATGAGGAAAGAATAATCCTTATGCCTGCATCCCATCTAGATAAATACCATAGTGCATTTCCTGGTGGGTATGTTTATCACGTAAATCGTGTGGTATCTGCTTCACTCACGTTATCCACTGTATGGGCTGAGGCCGGTTGTGATATGACGACATTCACCGAAGAAGAGTTAGTATTTAGCGCTATCAACCACGATTTAGGTAAAATGGGTGATGAGGAAAATGAATCATACATCCCTCAAACTGATAACTGGAGACGAGAAAAGCTGGGTGAGGATTATATGTTTAATAAAAAAGTATCATTTGCTTCCGTTCCCGATAGAGGATTATTTCTCCTCCAATCACATAACATCCAGTACTCGTTCAATGAGATGATTGCTATTCAGACACATGATGGGTTATATGATGAGGCAAATACAAAGTATTTGAAAACATTCATGCCCGAACAAAAACCTCGTACATCTTTACCTTTTATACTCCACCAAGCAGATTTAATGTCAGCACGAATAGAGTTTGAAATGGAGTGGTTACCAAAACTCTCAGGTAAAAATGTGGAGCCCCAAAAGAAGTCACGTACCTTGGGTAATAACAAGAATACAAATATAAAATCCAAAGCATTAGGTACTATAGCCAGCCCAGGATTAAAAAATATGTTAGATAGCTTATGACAGTTGAATTTGAGATATTAGAAGTGCTAGTAGGGGTTTTATCCCCTATAGTTTTAATTTTAGGATTTGCAGTTATTAATCTTCTTCGTAAATTAGAAAAATTAGAAGATGGAATGATTGATTATGATAACTACATTATTGGACTCACTAAACAAATAGAATATTCCAGTGAACGATTAAATAAGATTGATGAAAAGGGAATGTTTGAGGGAGATGATGAGATTGGATGGTTTTTTAAGCACATCCAAGAAATCCAAAATAAACTAGAAAGATTTAAAGCAAATTAAATGATTAAGAAAAGAAAACCTAAAAGTAAAAATTATTTTACTCAAGAGACAGAGGACTCTATTGTACTATATAATGCATCTATAGATTCAGAGTTTAAGTCTAAAATATATAAGGAAAAGATTCATTACGCATTCTTTAAACTTACAGAGAATATAATCCACACTTTTAAGTTTTACCATACTGAGGTAGAGGAGTTAGAGCACCTACAACATGAAATAATAGTTTTCCTATTATCTAAAATCCATTTATTTGACCCCAGTAGAGGTGCTAAGGCATATTCATATTTTGGTACCATTGTAAAAAGATGGTTAATATTATATACTACTAAAAACTACAATACTAAAATTAAAAAAGTAGATATTGATGTATTAGTACAAGATAACTCACCTCACTCATATGATATGGATGATATAGGTGGAGAAACTGTAGATGATTTAAGTAAATACATAGATATATTTGTTAATCATGTTACCGAAAATATTTATGAGTTATTTCCTAAAAAGAATGACGCTCAGATAGCTGATGCGGTTTTAGAGTTATTTAGAAAGAGAGATACAATAGATGTATTCAATAAAAAGGCACTTTATATCTACATTCGTGAGATAGTTGACGTTAAAACTCCTAAAATTACCAAAGTAGCAGATAAACTACACAATATATTTAAAAGTAAATACTATTTTTATTTAGAAAACGGACATTGTAAATTTTAAACTTACACTTTTCCCATATTTATAACTAAAAACAATATTATGAGTGGTTTGAACAGTGTCGTTTTTGGGAAAAAGAAATTTTCTGATATATTAAATGAAATTTACAATAATCAAAAGAAAAAAGAAGACCAAATATCAGGTCTAATATCAGAACTTAAACCTCTAGTACAAGATATTGGAGACGCTACCCTCATAGTACCGCTTATCAAAGAATATTTAGAAATTGGCGTTAGAAACGATGAACAACTCATTAAAATGGCTACTATAGTACAGCGTGTGATTAATAATAGTAGCAACGAAGATTCAATGGGTATTACCGATTCTGAAAAAGAAGAACTATTAGCTGAACTTGATAAGTTGAATACTAATCTATCAACTAAGGACTAATAATGGATAAGGTTGGAATATCATATTTAAGTAGGAATTCTAACACTGTTGGTAATACTGAGGAGTTAGGTATTTTAAATGATAAGATGGTAACCGCTAGAGTAGTGGATATTTCTCTTAATAGTAACTCTCAGTTATTTAATCAAACAGGACAGTGGGGAGGAATAGGAACTATTCAATATCAACTAGTATCGACACCTACCTCACCAATAGTTTCAAACCAATCATTATCCAGTAATTTAGCAAAACCTTTATTTCCTCAATTTAAGAACTATCCATTAGTTAATGAGCTAGTAATATTATTTAGATTACCTACAACAGGTGATTCTCAGGCAACAGGAACATATAACTATTATTATTTAAACTCTATAGGTATCTGGAATCATCCAGAACAAAATGGCATTCCTAATGTTTATTCTACTAATACAACTGAATCACCCTCACAAAATAAAAGTAATGATTCTATTGAGTTAGGTAATATACAACAACCTAGTGGTACTTCATTTCAATTGGATTTAAATGGTAATAGCGGAGGAGATTTTATAGAAAAGGGAAATATTAGACCTATTCTTTCCTTTATTGGGGATCAAATTTTTGAAGGTAGATTTTCTAATAGTATAAGATTAGGCAGTACATCACCTTCCTTTGGATCAGTACAAAATAACTGGTCAGTAACTGGTGAAATTGGTAGTCCTATTACAATATTAAGAAATGGACAACCTAAGGATTTAGGAGAACCAGGTTGGTTACCTGTAACTGAAAATATAAATACGGATTTATCTTCTATTTATTTAACTTCTACCCAACAAATTCCAATTGATGTATCAGTAGCAAGTTCTACAACAGGAGGTGGAGCTACTGTTCCTTTTTCCAATGTAATAAAAGAAACCCCACAATCACCTAAATCATATAATCAACAACAGATTATTTTAAATTCTGGTAGATTAATATTTAACACTAATGTTGATAGTATTTTAATGTCTTCCCAAAAATCAATAGCAATGGAATCTGTTGAAGGTTTAGGTATTAAATCATTAGAAGGCAATGTTAACTTATTATCCCCAAAAGGTATAGTATCTTTAGGTAGACAAAATGCTAGTGAATCTTTAGTACTAGGAGATGCCTTTATGACTCAGTTTTCAAACTTATTAGATAATTTAAATATTGTATTAACAGCATTAAATGGTGAACCATTAGTACCTGCAGCTGCGGCAGCAGCCTTTTTAGTAAAAGAAAGTTTATCAGCAATAAAAAGTCAAATTCCAAATTTAACCTCTAAATCAGTTAAAACTGCATAAATATGGATGTTAAATCAATATTACAATTAGCTGAGGGGTTTGTGAAATCACCAAGGGGTTCACAAGTATTATCTAACCTTAAAGGTAAAGTAACAAAAAATCCTGAAAATAAACCATCAATTGTTACTTTTGTTACTAAAGGAAGAGTATATGATCAACAAACCAATGAATCATTACAAGGAGTTAATATAAAACCCTTAGAAGTATTATATCCTATGAAATCATTTAAAAATGATGAAGGTAAATTAGAATATAAGTATGATAAAGATGGCAATAAAGAAATTAAAACGGATTTAAATGGAGAATTTGAAATAAGATTTGGGATTCCGGTTTTACCTACCCTTCCTAATGTTGTTTTAGGACAACCTAAATTAACATATAATTTAAAAAATTATGCTCCCCAATTACAAACTATTATTACTGGTAATGGTGAAGTTTTATCTCAACTCCCACCCATGGGTTTACTTAATCTAAAAGTATCATCTTTAATAGCATCTGCAGGATTAAAAAATGAAGCTAATTTAGCTATACAAAAAGTATCTGCTTTTGTTTTAAATCCTATTGAAAGATCAATTGTTGTAATTAAAAATTCTGTACTAACTGTTACAAGTTCAATTCAAAATAAATTGTTTCCCCTAGCCATAGAATTATTAATAGTATTTGGTATTGCAAAATTATCACAATCAGGTGAGGCACAATGTCCTGATAATGCTTTATTAAAATTAACTATTAAAAAAAGAAATTCTATAGTAAAACAATTAAATAATGTATATAAAATTATTACCCTCAACACCGCATTAGTAGCTTTATTTTTATTTATTAGTAATTTATTTAAACAAGGTAAAATAGCAGTAGGTAATTTACCTATTCCTTTATCAGTACCTCCAGGTATTGGTTTACCCTATTCTGTAGTCTCTCAGTTAGAAAATATAAAAGAATTATTTGAAACATTATCAGATGTTAATAAAGATTTGAAAAGATCATTAATTATAGCACTAATATTTCTAATAGCATCTTTAGTTATAATATTAAGATATTTAAAAAAGATAGATGAATTAATAGAAAGGTGTGCTGGTGAAAATGAAGGGTTAGAAATGACAGAAATTAATAATGAACTACTAGCTATTGGAAAAGAATCAGTAGAACAAGGTAACCCAGTGGTAACCAATGTAAATGGTTTTGAAATTTCCGTAGAAGTAGATCAACAAAGTAAAACAGGAGAATTATATAAAAGAAGAGCTATTGGGAAAAATAGCGCAGGGGTAACTATTTTAAAAGGAGATGGGTCATTTAGTGCTGAAGATCAAATATTAATTGATGAGTTATCATTTTATATTGTCCAAAATAACTTAAAAGCAGATTAAATCAATATTTATAACAAAACATATATTAAGATATGAAACTAAGTGAATTAAAGTCCGTTGTAAAAGAAGCAGTTAAAGAAGCTATTCAAGAAGAGATGAAAGACATCCTTCTAGAAGCAGTAAGATCACCTCAACCCGTGATTTCTACAGCTCCTGCTCAACAAAATGTACCTATGTCAGAAGATAATAGGTTAGCTATGAGAGAAAATATTCAAAATGTATTAGGTGGTATGATGCCTGATGCCAATGGTACTATATCTGCTACATCAGCAAATGTACCTATGCAAGTAACTAATACTAATACCGCATCTCCTGATGGTCAACTACCCCAAGGAGAAGTATCAACAGATCAAATTATGAATTTAATGAAAGGTAAAGTATAATAAAATGGCATTTGGAGCGGTACAAAAATTTCCTAATGATACAAGACCAAGAGTTGGTATTGGAGTTAGTCTCCCTTTTAACTCTGGTGATGTATTTACCCCAAATTATACTACTAAGGAAGCTATTAAGAATAACTTAATAAACTTTTTCCTTACTAACGTAGGAGAAAGACCAGGTAATCCTGAGTTTGGTGGGGGATTAAGAGAATTTATATTTTCCCAAATAACAGAAAATAATTTAGATTTTTTAAAAGAAGATGTTGCTGATAAAATAGGTACACATTTTCCAAATGTTAATGTTCAAGAATTAAATGTATTATCTAATCCAGATAACAATTCAATTACAGTACAAGTATTCTACTCGGTTATAAACACTACAATTAATGATGATTTAGAATTAAACTTCGCATAATGGCAATCAGAAGAGACATAAACTATATAAATAAAGATTTTGCTGAGTATAGAAATACACTAATAAACTACTCACAAACATATTTTCCAACAACATATACAGATTTTACTGAAACATCTCCAGGTATGATGTTTATTGAACAAGCTGCTTATGTAGGTGATGTTTTATCTTTTTACTTAGATAACCAAGTCCAAGAAACATACCTTCAGTATGCTAGACAGGATGATAATTTATATGATTTAGCTTATATGTACGGGTACAAACCTAAAGCAACAGGTTTAGCTACTACTTTAGTAGATTTTTATCAACAAGTACCTTCTAAACTATCAGGTAGTGCTTATGTGCCTGATTTTGATTATGCTTTATATGTAAACCAAAATACAGTTGTAAGTACAACAGCAGGAAGTCCTACATCGTTTACAACAGATGAACCTATTGATTTTTCAGTATCTAACTCTTTAGATCCCACAACAGTATCAGTAGCACAAGTTTCAGCCGGTAACCCTACTTATTACTTACTAAAGAAAACTAGAAGAGCATTTAGTGGTGTTATTAATAACACATCAGTAACATTTGGTGCACCTGAAGAGTTTGCTACAACAGAGATAAATGGAACTAATCTTGCAAATATTATTGATGTATTTGATTCAGATGGTAACCAATGGTATGAAGTAGATTATTTAGGTCAAGATGCAGTGTATACTGGATTAAAAAATGTTAATACTAATGACCCTAATACTTATACAGATGCAGATACACCTTATATTTTACAAACAAAAAGAGTACAAACTAGATTTGCTACAAGATTTTTAAATGCAAATACTTTACAGTTACAGTTTGGAGCAGGTTCACCAACAGAAACTACAGAAAATGTAATACCTAATCCTGATAATGTAGGTTTAGGTTTACCATTTGGACAAAGTAAGTTAACAACAGCTTATAGTCCTACTAACTTTGTATTTACTAACACTTATGGTATTGCACCTAGTAATACTACTTTAACTATTAGGTATTATACTGGAGGTGGGGTTCAATCAAACATTCCATCTAATACATTAACTAATCCTACTACTAGTACTATTCAGTTTTTAAGAGGTGGATTAGATCCAACAACAGCTCAATATGTATTTGATTCTATAGCTACAAATAATCCAATAGCTGCCTCTGGTGGTCAGGATGGAGATACAATAGAGGAAATAAGACAAAACTCTATTTCTAACTTTCCAACACAACTTAGAAATGTAACATCTAATGATTATTTAATCAGAGCACTTAGTATGCCTCCTAAATATGGAGTTATTTCTAAAGCTTGGGCACAAAAACCTTTAGTAGAAGATATAAATGATGGTCCTAGCGCTACATTAGACATTTACCTATTATCATCAGATTTAAATGGTAAACTAACAACGGCGTCACAAGCGTTAAAAGAAAATGTAAAAACATACATTAATCAATATAGAATGATTAGTGATACTATTAGTATCAAAAATGCCTTTGTAATAAACTTTAATGTTAATTTTGAAATAATTACCTTTCCTGATTATAATGGTAATCAAGTAATAGAGGAATGTATTTTAGCATTAAAAGATTATTTTTCTATAGATAAATGGCAAATCAATCAACCTATTATTATATCAAATCTTTTTGTATTATTAGACCAAGTAGAGGGAGTACAAACTGTTAAACAAGTAAATCTAAATAATGTAGCAGGTACTTCTCAAGGTTATTCAAAATATGCTTATGATATGAATGGAGCTTTACAAAATGGAACAATATTTCCATCATTAGATCCAAGTATATTTGAACTAAAATACCCAGATAATGATATCAAAGGAAGGGTTGTTACATTATTTTAAATAGAATATTTTAAAACTATGGCAGTATATAAATTATTTCCAACACAGGATGCATCTATTTATAGTGCACAACCTGCTATGAATACAGGGTTGGATCCTATACTAGAGGTATCAAATTTTGTAACTAATAACAATCCTATATCTAATGTAGCTAGATCATTAGTTAAATTTGACCAATTACAAATAAATAATGTAATACAAAATGTAGCATCTGTAACTAGTTCTCTTGACTTTACAGCTAGTCTAAAGCTATTCATTGCTAAGGCAGATAATGTTATTTTAGAATCTGAAGTTAATGTTTATCCTATTTCCGGTTCTTGGAATAACGGATCAGGTCAATATTTAGATCAAAAACAAAACACAACAGGTGTAAGTTGGGTATTTAGTGATTATTCAGGATCAAATAAATGGCCTATAGAAGGATTTTATGAAGATCTTACTACTGGTTCTTATTCTGGAAGTAATAATGAAGGAGGATGTAACTGGTGGACAGGATCAGGTGGGTATGATGGTATAGGAAGTTTAGAATCATCACAAATATTTAATCTTAGAAGTGATAAAGATTTAAATACAGAGGTAACTGATATTGTTAAAGTATGGTATTCTTCATCTAATGATCTTATTGGTAGTTTGACTCCTATAGCAAATGAAGGATTTATAATCAAATGGGAAGATTCAACAGAATTTGTAACTTCAAGTGCTGTAACTCCCCAACTAAGTTTTTATTCAGTAGATACAAATACTATATATCCTCCTGAGTTAGACATAAAATGGAGAGATTTTACCTATAGTACTAGTAGTGGTGATTTAAAACATGGAAGAATATTAACTGGATCTTATCCAATAAATGAACTAACAAGTTCTATATCTTGTTCATTTACACAATCCCTACCTAATGATCCTACTTACGCAGGTATTGGTAGTGGAGCTACTTTTGGAGCTACTTTTAATAGTGCTTCTATGTTAGATGTATATGTAAAAGAAATAGGATTAGGATATGTAGCAGGTGAAACTTTAACTTGGTCAATAGAGCAACTAAATGCTTTACCTAATATAGAAGGAGCTTTAACTCCTGCTGAAGTAACTTTATCAACATTTGATATTACACAATTGGAAACAGTTTCCACCCCAGATTTATTTGTTGCCTTAGATGATAATCAAGGTATATTTTATAGTGAAAGTATTAATCAGTTTAGATTAAACTGTAGACCACAGTTCCCTATAAGAGTTTATACAACTGAATCTATTTATACACAGAACCAAGCATTACCATCAGCATCATATTATGCTATAAAAGATTTGGAAACCAATGAGTTTGTCGTAGATTTCGACACACAAAATACACAAATAAGTTGTGATCCAACAGGTAGTTATTTTACTGTTTATATGAATGGTTTACAACCAGAAAGAAATTATCAAATATTAATACAAACAAATATAGATAATAATGTGATTGTAATGGATGAAAAATATTACTTTAAAGTAGTTAACGGGTAAATGGGAGATCAAAAAGTAGACCTTATTAAAAAAACATATTCTAAAACAGAATATTCTAAAGTAATAGACACTAAGTTTAGTCAACTGGGTGTAGTTTCTTTAAATGAACAGATTGAAAATACAGTTACAGTAAATCAGTTTTTTGAATCTTATAATAACTTATTTTATGATATACCTGCTTTAGGTGAAACTAACTCACATGAGTATTTAATAAAAACAAGTGGAGAATATATTAATTTTGATCAAGATAGTCAAGAAATAGAGGCTTTAAGAGCTGAAATAACTTCTTTAAGAAGAGATTTATTACAAGCTCAAGTAGAAAAAGCAGAAACACTTACTGGAGAAAAGATTGATTTAGATGTAAATGCAATAGAAGATTCCTCTATAGCAGGAGACGATTTTGCTAAAATATCTCAAGAAGTTTCTTCACCAGCTGTAAACACAACTAATACATCAGTAGTATAATGACAGATAAAACACAAATAAACCAAGTTGATCCAACTACTTTTGAGTTTCAACAATATACTGAACAGGATAATGTTTTAATCTCTTCATCTAGGTTAGATACTGCTTTTTCCTCATCTACTGATTATATAGAGTATTATGCATACGATGAAAATAAAAATCTAATATTTCCTTTACCCCCTACAAAAGCGGTTTCTGTAACTACTTTTAGTGTATTAGAGGGAGATACTATTTTGTACCCATCTAAGGATTTAGAGGAAATAGGATATGATTATGGTTCATATTTTTCAACTTATAACTTTTATAGAAAAAGATTAGCTTCTGATATTACTTTAAACTATTATATTAGTGAGATAAGTTCTGATAGAACAGAAGTAAGATTAAAAAGTAATACAATATCAGATGAGTTAATAGTATCTTCAAGTAATGATTTTATTCAATATAGAGAAGAGGCTGATTATTTTGTAGATTTTCTTCTTAACTTTGGTAATGATCAACAAGTTATATCTAATAACTTAAGATTAGACACTGAAACTGAAGTTGAACCCTCATTATTAGTTAAACTATATGAACCCTTACCTCCACAGTTTAGTTTAAAATCAACTTTGTGGGTTGTAGAGGAAGTATCTGTTTCACAAGCATATAATGTAGAATTCCCTGAGGTTGAGTTTGTACCTAATGATTTTCAGTTTATCAAAGGACCTAACTATAGTATAGAGGTAACTCAAGAAACAGGAGAAAGTACTCAAACTTTTAACTATAATGAGTTAGTAAATACTGATTTAACTAGTTCATTTTCACAGTTAAATAACTTATTAAAAAGAAAAGAAATCAATATTAGTGTTGATTATAGTGATTATAATAACTTCATATATTTCTCTTCAGCTAATACAAGATTAGAAAACTTTTATTACAAAGCAGGATTAATAGAATCCTATAATAACTCTATAGAAGCCTTAGGTACAATAGGAGGTGGTACACCTTCATCCCTTGCTTATAGTGAAAGTAAAGCTACTTACATATCTAAGATTGATTATATTAAAAATAACTTTGATGGTTATGAATACTTTCTTTACTATAATAGTGGTTCATTATATTCTTACCCAAAATCTAATACAGAACCTCCTTATGTTTTATTTCCAACAGGAAGTACAGAAGTATTAACTTGGATTGGTAGTGCTGATCCTAACAATGTAGAATATGGTGGTCAAGCATTATCAGCATCTAACTATGATGAAAATAATACTAACTATTTATATAATACAATACCAGAATATTTAAGAGACGATTCAGCAAACAGAAACTATGAGTTATTTGTTGATATGGTTGCTCAACAATATGATAATGTTTGGTTATATACTAAAGATTTAACTAATAGATTTAATGCTGATAACAGGTTAGATTATGGTATTTCAAAAGATTTAGTAGCAGATGCTATTAGAAACTTTGGAATAAAACTATATTCTAACAACTTTAACTCAAATGATTTATTTACAGCTTTCTTAGGATTAACACCTTCTGGTAGTGCATTTCCTTTCCCGGACATGACCACCAGTTATCCCGCAGCTTCTGGGTTAGAACTGGTAGATAATGAAATATCTGCCTCAAATGACATAGTTCCGTTAGACGATGTAAACAAGCGATTATATAAACGGATTTACCATAATCTACCTTATTTATTAAAAACTAAAGGTACAATAGCTGGTTTAAGAGCTTTAATAACCTCATATGGTATCCCAGATACAATATTAAGAGTAAATGAATATGGTGGTCAAGATAGACAAAACAACCAAGATTGGGATTATGCACAAGATGAATTTAACTATGCTTATCATTTAGATGGTACAAATAATATAACTTCATCATTTGAGTTAAACCCTGATTTTAACTCATTTAATAACCACCCTAAAGCATTACAACTTAGATTTAAATCTGCTGGTATCCCTTCATCCCCTACTTATTATAATATTTGGGTAGGAGATGTAGACAGATCAGCAATAACTTTAGATTATCAAGGTACAGGTTTAGATAGTGGTGCTTATTCAGGATCAGTTCCTGCTTTAAATAAAGATTATGGAACACTAACATTTTATCCTTTAGGATCAACTGATGTAGAAAATACAGCTAGTGTATCTTTACCTTTCTTTGATGAAGGATGGTGGTCAATACAGGTAAATGCTGATGAAAATGGTGTTTCACCTAATATTACTTTATATGCCGCTAATATAATAAATGGAGAAATAGGATTCTTTGCCTCTTCTTCTATAACAACTAACACTCAGTTTTGGTCTACAGTTCAAAAATCGTCATTTCCTCTTATTGGGGGTATTAATTTAGATGGTAAATTTTACGAACCTATTACAGGTTCTTTACAAGAAATAAGATATTGGGATACTGCTTTAAGTGAAAGTGTATTTTTTGATTATACAATGAATCCAAGTTCTGCCCAAGGTAATACAATAAATTCTACTCCTGATAAGTTAGCATTTAGAGCAGATTTAGGTACTACATTAGATACTGGTAGTTCTACTTCTATTCATCCTAAAGTAACTGGAAGTTGGGAAATAACTCAATCTTTTGCTACTATAAGTACTTTTTATACTAGTAGTGATAGTTGGGTAGAAAATAAAGAAATAGTATACTTTAATCAGCAACCAGGAGGAATAAAGAATAAGATTACAGATAAAATACAAATAACAAATGAAGTAGTTCCTGAGGGAGATACTTTATCTGCTTTTAGATCTATCCAACAAAATGTATTTATAAGTAGTAGTGAACATAGTATAGATTATTTAGAAGTAGCTTTTTCACCTACTGATCAAGTAAATGATGATATTATAGCTCAAATAGGTGCATTTAATATAGGAGATTATATAGGAGATCCTAGACAAGTATCAGAATCTAGCTATACTTACCCTGATTTAGATGCTTTAAGAGATGAATACTTTAAAAAATATATATCAAGTTATGATATAAATGATTTTATTAGATTAATAAAGTTCTTTGATAACTCATTATTTAAAATGATTAAGGATTTTACACCTGCTAATACAACTTTAACATCAGGTGTAGTAATAAAACAAAACTTATTAGAAAGAAACAGACAAGCTCCTCCAGAAATGAAGATAGCTACAACTATGTCTGTATATTATACAGGTTCACCTGCTGATCCTTATTCAACTATAGTACCTCAAGTACAAAAAGATTTATCATTATCAGGAACAGTAAGATCTTTACCAAGAGATTTTCAACTACCAAACTCATCAAGTTCATACCCTCAATATTCTACAATAAGTGGTTCTTCTATTTATTTATATGAAGGAGGAACAGGAGGAGTATTTGATGAGTTTAATAACATAAATAATGCTCCTATAAGTCACTCAGGTGCACCTTATAGTGGACAAACAGCAGTACAAGTATCTGCATCTAGATTTGCATCAATATACCCAGGGGTAGTACAAGAATTTTCAGAATCAGTTCAAACTCTTTTAGGTACACAGCTACCAAATCAACTATCTTTAACAACAGGATCAGGACAAGGACCTTATACAATACCTAGAATAGATCAAAGAGAGTTTTATAACGGTGAATTTCAACAAAGTGATTTTGCTGTTGGAATGAAGGATATTTGTAGTGCATTTTTCGGTCAAAACAACTATATAAATTATGAGTATTATATACAATACTTTAATAATCTAACTTTTACTGAAGGGAATTTTTTATTGTCAACTGAAATTCCACAAGCAGGAAATGCCTGGTTTTGGGCTGATACAGTTGCACCTGTAAAAGTTTCATCTACTACTTCATATCCTCTTTCTGCCATAGGTGGTGTAAGTTATTCTACAACTGGAACAGCTAATGGTAATTATGATATTACAGATTTTACATATACAGGTATAGGTAGTGGAGGTACTATTAGAATAGTAGTTTCAAGTAATCAAATAACTCAAGCATCTTTTCTCTTTGGAGGAGGTGGACAATATGGTACGGGAGGTATATTCTCTTTTAGTGAAGCAGTATTAAATGCAGCAGGAATAACTACTACTTCTGGTCTTGGTATATCTGCTAGACCTAATTCTAATACTTTAATTAGCCAACCTACTAATAAAGTTAAGTATATAAAAATATCTGATACAGACATTAGTGGAAATGCTATAATGCCTTATATAAAGGATAGTAGTTATATTACTTTTAATCTTACTCAAGCCTTTGATTTTGAATTTGCTATTATTAGTGGTCCTCAAACATGGTACATCTCTAGCATTTCAGCACAAGATGATAATAATCCTGCGACTACAAATGCTCAACTATTAGAAATTTTTCAACCACCATCTTCTGATGTAGTAGGTTCTAATGATGCTAATTTTTACGATTTAACATTTTCAGCAAGTGGACAATTAAATTGGTTAGCAACTGCATCTGGAATGGATCCAAATGTAACACCTTCAATTAATTTAACTCAATCAGTTCCACAAGGATATTTCCCTCCAGTTCCCACTTTTCCAACTGAATCTTTTCTTAGAGGATGGGATGATGCTACATTTTTCATAGATGATAATGAAGGTAATGTTTATTACACTTCATCTGGTGATGGATTTAATACTGATGAAACTGGAAACTTTAATATAGGAAAAAAAGAAATAGATACTGATGTAACTAATATTACATCATATACTCCAAGTACATATCCTTGGTTTATGAATGCTATAGAATCTACTACCCAAGTTTTAGTTAATTCATCAGAAGTAGGAAATGCAGGTCAAACTGATTTGCAGTTATACACTGGTTCAATAACAGCTTCAAGTGTTCCTATAGGTCCTGTTTGGGAAGTTTATAGTCCACCTGCAGCAATACCTGCTACTGGTTTAACCTTTAGTGACATTATTCAATATAATTTATTTACTAATACTAATCAAGGTGGAAATGCTGCTAATACTATAATTAAATTAGCAGGTGCAGGAACTGTTAGCAGTTGGAATAAAGGTATGGTAATAGAACCTTTTGGGTGGGATACTACAACACCTGTTTTTGAATTTCAATTACCAGGTGAAAGCACTTGGAATCCTAGAGTTTATATTGCGGCAGGTACTTCTATTACAGTTGGGCCCCAAAGTGTACCTAATAACTATTATGAAATAAAAGTAAGATTAACAGGAAATAGAGCTCCTTTTACAAATTTCTCTTGGAATATAAGTTCAGATAATTATGCAACTAATACTCCTCCATTTGGTAAATTCAATGCACAATCAGTAGGTGCTAATCAATTTACTGGTGACCCAGGATTCCTTAGAGATGTTAATTCTTCATCCCAAAATTACTTGTATAAAATGTTTTGTATTAGTGATGGAACTAATTTCTACCCAATATTTTTTAATGGTAATCTTTCTAATCCTACTAGTGCATTAATAACAAATACTTTAGAGGGTGCTCTTTATGAAACCCCAATTACAGCAACATTACGTAATCAAATGGCACAAACTTCCGGAATAGGTAGCACACAAGCTAGGACTTTCACATGGTATTCAGTAGATTATAGTGGTCTTACACCAAATGATATATTTGCAGAAACACCTACAGAACCAGTATCATGTTTATTATATTTATATAATATTTAAAAAAAAAATATTTATGTTATTTATTACAATAGAGTATGGCAGATGAAATAAAATATTACTTTAAAGAAACAACAAATCAAGTATTTGTTTCTGGTTCATCCACAACAAGTGGTATGAATACATTACTTACCTCCCCTAAGAATAATCCTATAGTTAATGGTAACACTACAGCTAAGATTTCTTCTTTAGGAGCTAATCTTACATACCTTGTTCAAAATGGGGCAGATGATACTACAGAAATAACCATAGCAGATAATCAAGAACTATGGGTATATAGAGGATGGCAACCCGCAAATACTGAGGATGCTAATGCTTATAGATATAATCCACACCTTCACAGACCATATAAAGCATATATGTTAACTGAAACAGGATCTGGAACTTCTGCTTCTCCATTTTTACCAACTGGTTTTCCTTTATATTCTAATGTTCCATTTAATACTGGAAACATTTTTGATATAGTAGATAAGTATGATGAAAGAGTATTAGGTTCAAATGGTAATATTAGTACTCAAGAAAGAGTAAATAGTATAGTAGCTTTTAGTGGAAGTTTTACTGTAGAAAATGAAAATAGAGGAGTACAACCTTATGTGTTTACAAGATACGGTTCACTTCCAACACCTCCAGGATCTGGAGCTACTATTGAAGTTAAAGATTCTACTCAAGCTGTAGTAGCAACTTTAGTTCAATCTCAAACAGCAACTGGTTTTCCAACTGTTCCTGTATCAAGTGGTAACTTAACTAATGGAGAATATACTTTTACAAGTAGTATTTTCAACGTACCAACTCCTTCAGCTATAGGAGCTTCTCAGTTTGGTTTATACTGTGAATATGATGATTTTGTAGAATATGAAGCTAGTAACTTAAGTACTACTACAGTTAGAGTAACATATACCTCTTCAGATGAGTTTTTAACACCAGTATATTTTGATTTACCACAAGATAAAAAAGTTACATATACAGCACTAGTTGGAACTCCAAGTTTTACACCTGTAGCTAACTTTACTAATACCATTACTAACCCATCTGCTACCTCTACTGGTACAGTACAAAATATATTTTCAACTAGAGTAAATGATGTTTATATATCATATTCATCTTCACTGTCTGAATCTATTGATGGATTATATATTTTTAATCAAATACCACAATCTGATGTTCAAGTAACAGTTTCTATGTTTTTAACATCATGGACAGGAGTAGAATCAGGATTTCAATATGGAGATACTAATACAACTTATTCTATTTCTCCTAATGAACCCCATTATGGTTTTGATACTGATGGAGGAGAACCTACTTTTCAAACAGCTTCTATTTTAATATACACTGGTAGTTACCCTTCTGCTGTACCAACTACATTAGATGATGCTTATGTTATATCTTCTTTCTCATCTTCTTTAATACATGAAGGGTTAGCAGTTACAATGAGTACTTTAATACCTAAAGATTCATTATCTTTAAAAGATTGTCTATCAGTTGCTTTATCAGTATCATCTGGTTCAGCAAATTCTGCTTCAGTAGAACAAGCACTAGTAATACAAACATATGAGTTAGAATTTAATACTCCATCAGCTGAAGAAACTGGAGATGGTAAAGTACCCGTATTCATAGAAAATGCATTTGGTGGTACTGATGGGTTTGCTAATGCTGTTGATTGTCAACCTCTATATAATCTTATAGTTACAGATGATACTTTAAGAAGAAATCCACTTATACAAGAGGTAGAATATAATATACCAGAAAGTTTTTTATTAGAAGTAGGTCAAAGTTTATTATCATCTCAAGCTCCATTCAATCCATTAACTACTTACACCCCGTTTGATTCTTTTATATATAATTCAAGTGTAAGTGTTACTACTGTGGGGCAATTTTATTTTAATAATAATGCTAATCAAGTTAGTTCCACTATAGTCGAAATAAACAATGCATATTACCCAGAAGGGGTTGTAGATAATAGTAATACAGTACTTATTACTAATATTTTTGATATTTGGGCAAATTCTACGGATAAAAAAATTAAATTTTTTGCCCCTAATGATCCCGTTGATCAAAATGATTATTTACAGTTTGATCTTAGTAATAATCCTACTTATTCCCCCCATATAAATGGGTATGGAATATATAGCATACCAATAACTAATGGTACTACAACAGTGGGAGTTTCACCATTTAATCCAACTAATCTTTCTTCAGTAGAATTTATTTCTGGTAAGGTTATGACAGATGGAGCTAATATAATAGTTAGTCAAGTTCCTTTATCTAATGGCACATTACAAATTACAACTACAGGTACAGGAACAGATTTAGAATTAGATATTACTTCTATAGACTCAGGAGCTGGTCTTAGTATTATAGTTAGCAGTCCAGGTAGAGGACATAAAAATGGGGATTTACTTACTATACCACAATCAGTATTAACTCCTGTTTTTGGGAATGCTATTGTTAGAGATTTACAAATAACTTTAAGTTTTACTTATGGTTTATACAATCCCTCTAACTTTAAAGCAATAAAAAATAATACAGCTATTAAATCTACAGTACCAGAATCTTTTTATACTCAAAACTCATCTATTATTCCTAGATATGATGGAGCTAAATCATCAGCTAATTTTGTTAATAGTATTGATGGTTTAGTAGGGGGATTTGGAAGAGTACCTGTTATTGATTATAAAACAGCTTATTTTGCTTATTGTGATCAAGTTATAGATTTATACCCTGTTATTAACAATAAAACTTTATTTAATGTAAAGTATTTAATTAATGAAGGTGGGGATGCTAAACAACCTAATCTCTCTCCTTATACAGCTTTTGATATACAAGGAAGTTGGCAAGCAGATGGAGTTGCTAGAATAGGTGTAAACCAATCTTCTGGTTCAACCCAATATGATGTTTTAAATAATATACAATCTGTGTATGAGGTAACAAAATTACCTTCTCCATATTTGTATTCTCAAACAGGTGCATCAACTTTCTCAACATGGATTCCATTAGGATCAGATACATATAATGTAGCCTCTAATGATGATGAATTTATGAATTATAGTATGGGTATAGCTGGTGCCCCTTATTCTGAAGATAATAATGAAATAAATATAAATTTACCTAACTTAGTAAGTGGTTCTAATAATCGTACTATGCCAACTAATTATACAGTTAATTATGAGGCTAGATATGGTTTTTCAGGTAGTAACCCTGGAGGATCTGTTCCTACAGTATATGCTTCATCTTCTATTATAACTGCATCAGCAGCAGCCCCTCTCCCATCAATTTACGCCTTACCTGGAGAAGTATTTTTTAACCAAGATCAATTTGCTTATGATAATGATAATACCCCAGCAAGAAGTAGTCTTCAACCTAAAGGTAATCAGTTATCTGATAATTATATTATTAACTTGGATGCTGAATTTCCTTCTACTCCTCCACACTATATTAGAACAAGTCCTTTTGGTGATAAAACCACTAGGACAAATGGAAAAGATGAAGGTCAATCAGTTGGTAGTATATTAATACAATTAAAATCCAAGGATATGAGCTTAGGAGATGTCGCAAATCAGGACTATGCAACAGATACAGGATGGAATAATGAAAAACTCTATGATAAGGATTTAGAAGCTATAATATCTATAAACTATGGTTCAAATACCAATATAGAAATAGATTTAAAAGAGGTAAAATATAAGGGTAACAAAAGTGTTGAATTTTTAACTGGTAATAAAGGTATACAAATTAACGTAATGCCACAATCCATACATAAAATATTAGTTGATAATTATGGTTCAAGTAAAGGAATTTCTTCTAAAGGAGAAAGTATAACAAAATTTAATAGTACTAGTGCTCTATACGCTAAATTTATAATAAGATTAAAAACTGATATTACCTTAATAGCTAATAGAAGATATAGATGGGCAGTTACCCAAGAATACCAACCAGTTGGGAGTAATCAAGGCGACAAGTCTCCTGTCAATTTGTGGAATCCTACTACTACTGGTATTAACTATGTTAATGGTAGTTATGAACTTCTTAATCCTCCAATTAATGGACCTTTTGTTAAAATGACTATTGAAGGTAAAAAAACTCCTTCTGTACCTACAGATTATGACCCATTTACAGATACAAAGAATTTTATAGCACCATTTTGGGAATTTAAATATCCAAAACCATATGATCCTGATGTTACTCCAATTCCCTTTGATATGGAACCTAGTGCTAGTGAAACTACTCTTACATTAGTATCTAATGTAGGGAATTCTTCATATGGTACTGGCGATATTATGGGTGAATTAAATTATACAGCATCAGCAAACGAGAGATTTCCTGGAGGATTAGAACCAGCTGATTCTGCTTTTCCATTTACAGGTATACCTTGGTCTGTTATAAGACCAGGAGATATATTTACTCCAGGAGGTAGTAGTTATGATGAAATAAGGTTTGAAAACAATGAATCATTTTCTTATAAAATTTTAAATTACCTAACACCAAAAGAAAATAGTGGGAAATTACAAATAACATTAGATGGTGTAGCAGAGCGTTCTGTTAATATAGATTTCTTTTTATTAAGAAGGTACGTTTATTCTCCTAATACAATTTTAATAAATAGAGAATTTCCATATGGTTCTTTGCCTGTTACTAAAGAGTTTATACCTTCTACCAACGTTGATTTAGTAAATGAAGCAAATAAAACTGGAGATTTAGCTACTGGTTCACTTTCTACATCATCACAATCAGGAAGTATAGTAACTATATATAAACCTTTAACTAAAGCAGATAATACACCTTCAGGTATAATATTTCCTGAGTTTCCAACAGAACTAATTGATTTAAATCCTGATGAAGTAATAATTAATTTAAGAGATAAGAAACTAATAGAGTAACATATTTATAACATATAACCACACTTATATAAAAAACAAAAATGGGATATTTAAATAACAGCGTCATTACAGTAGATGCTATCTTAACTACAAAAGGAAGACAAGCATTAGCAGCTAATGATGGTTCCTTTAGAATAACACAATTTGCTTTAGCGGATGATGAAATTGATTATATGCTTTATAATCCTTCACATCCCTCAGGTTCTGCATTTTATGGTCAAGCCATAGATGGTATGCCTTTATTAGAAGCATTTCCTGAGGAATCTCAAATAATGAAATTTAAGTTAGCTACTTTGCCTAGAGGTACAGCAAAGCTACCTGTATTGAATGTAGGATATACTTCAATTACATTACAACAAGGAGCTACAATAGCTATTACTCCTCAAACTTTAAATTACTTAGGTAATGATCAAGTTTTTGAAACAGCTGGATATAGTGCAACTATAGCAGATGTAAGATTGATGAGCACATTTACAGCAACTGGTATTAATACTGATGCTGCTGCAGCCGCTAATGCAACTGCAACAACTACTATAGGAACTAATGTTTCCTCTACAGTAACAGGAACTCAAATATCTCTTAGAGCAACTACAGTTAATACACTATTTGGTTCTAATGCCACTTTAGTAAGTACATTAACCATAGTAGGATTGGATAGTGGAGCTAGAATAACTGTTCCTATAACAGTAACCAAATCAACAACATAAAATAAATAATAATGGGATTTAAAAGATTAGAAGCAGATGATTTTGTAGTAAGTGCACAAGCACAAACTGCTACCTGTTGGAGCAATAATGTTCCAGCATTAACTACCTTCTTTACACAATCAAGTCAAACTAATGGATCTTCAGGTACTTACTATACAACTGTATTTAATAATTCTGGAGATGATGCCGCCGCACCTGCTGTGGCACAATTTGAGGTAGCATATGGTAATGAAACAGGAGGAGGAGCTTTAGCTTATAATGAAACTGCTAATCCTGGTGTTTCTCCAACTTCAACAATATATGGTCAATATAGAACATTAGTTTTAGAAGATGAAAATGCTGGGTTTGTATTTGGTGGTGTTTCTGGTAGTTCTATTTATGTTTTAAGTATTGAAAGAGCAGCTTACAAACAAGCATTATTTCCTGGTTCACTAAATCTAATCTTAAGTGGTTCAGTTGGATCTGGAAATTCTATAGTTTTAACAGATAACTCTCAAATGGTTACTGTACCTGATTATTATGGTACTACAAGAGCATATCAAATAATAAGTGGATCAGATGGTGTAGCTTGGAACAGTGCAGGAGGAGGAAATGGTTATACTACCTCTAATGGTTCTTATGGTTTATTTCTTCCCGATATTGGTACTATACTATTAAATGGTGATGCATTAGATTTAAATGATGTTCAAGGAATAAACTTAGGAACAGTTCAAACAAGTAATACAGAAGGAGGAAATAACGAAAAAATATACCAAGCAATTTCAGGATCAGGTGTTTTATCTCCTAGTTTTGGTCTTAATTCTGAAGAAACAATAACTTCAGATTTTGTATTTGTTAGAGCAAGAAACAGTGAGTTTAATTATTCAACTAACCCTTCATATATTTCTGGATCAACTGGAGAAGTAGCTTATAACTATTTTATTAATAATCCTCAAACCTATATGACAACAGTAGGATTATATAATGATGAAAATGACTTATTAGCGGTAGCAAAGTTATCAAAACCATTAAACAAAGATTTTACTAAAGAAGCACTTATAAGAGTTAAATTAGATTTTTAAATAAATGGCAGCCTATAAGCAGTTTAATTCACAGGATATTATAATATCCCCATTGGAACTGACAAAAGGGTTTAGTTTTGTGGGTAGTAGTTCTTTAACTGCCTCAAATGTCAATATAAGTAGATATTTAGGTAATCAAGATAATACAACAGAATCAACAGGATATAATAACTTTGTATCCCAATCTGCTATATATTATTCAATACAGCAACTGTATTATTCTAATTATATTTCCGGTAGTGACGGTGAGGTACAGCAAGCAAACACACAATCCATAAACCCCGACGGTACAACAACTGGATTGGTTGCTTCCAACGGATACTACAACTACCCACAAACGGATTTAAATCCTAAAAAATATTGGCCTACTGGTTCTAATGAATCTATAGGTGTAATGTCTGTTCCTAAAGCAATGTTTGGTGATTATATATTACCTAACTCTATTTTAATAGAAACAGATAGTGGTAGTTATTTCGATGATGGTGAAGGTAGATTAAAAATGAATACCCCCCTACAATCACCCTCCAGCTCAATTTTTGTTGGAAATATAACATATGATCATGGAATAATAGTTTTTACTGGGGGAACAAGATTAGAAAATACCGGATCAACAGGAA